TAGTTAATAAATCTGTACCATGAATTTCAAAATTCATTTGTTCTTCATTAGATGTCATATATTGTAATCTTAATGAAGGTTTAGTAGACGCATAATACTGAGCTAAATCTGTTCTCATTTGATGAACTTTTGGCATTAAATGATCACAATGATTTATAAAATATTTTTCAGTTTGTGCATATGAATTAGATTGTTCAACTCTGACACCTTCTGCAGTTTGTTGTTCTATTGCTGCTCCCATTCGTTGTGGTCCAACACCAATATTCTCATATGCTTGTTGTTTAAAATAATTTGCCAAGTTAACCCTAGACATTAACCTTTGAGTTTGAGATAAATCTAATTGTTGAAAATGTTGATATCCTAATGCAGTTTCTGTATTTGTTATAGTACTATCAAGAGGAAGCATTCCAAAGTCTTTCATAGCTACATAAGCTTTTGCAAGATTATTTTTACCCCAATCTTCTCCTAATGAATGCTTAGGTAATGCATTCTGATCAAACATAACTACTGTACCTAATTCATCAACTAAAATATCTGCAATTTGATTGTTAACTAAATTATATCCTATTTGCCAGGGTTTCATTAAGTCAACACATGAAACTGATTTAGAGTTTCTATCACTAAAAATTCTTCCTTCAACAGGTAATTTGCAACCATATAAAGTTGTATCTCCTTTAAATTGAAATTTTAAAGGTCCAATGTTATTTTGATTTATTCCAATATACATTGGATTTACACCACCAGGATCACTCATGCCATACATGCTTGTATAATTAGGACCTATTTTAATTCCTCCCCATACTTGATTTATCCACAACCAATCAATATGTTCTCCATACACTAAATTTTCTTTATTTTTATTTTTAAATAATTTATTATTATAAATTGGTTTATCTGTTATTTCATATTCTTCAGTTATTATTTCTTCAGTTATTTCACCACTATCACTTATTTTTGTTAAATGACCAACTTTTCTTTGTGTTTTCCAATAAATTGTTGAAACACGTAATAAATCTCTTGCTCCCCAATCAAGATAATCTTCACTTTCACCTAATATCCAATTAATAATATCTGATCCTTGTGTTAAACCATTGTTTTCTCTCATTGATGTAAACTGTCTATAGGCCAATGAAGGAAGATCTGTATTCCATGCATGAGATTTTGTAGGATCATAAAAAGAACCATCATTTTGTTGACCTTGAATAGTATAACCAGCAGATTTAACAGGATAAATAGCTTCTAATGTTTTAAGTTGATCACCTGTCATCACCCATCCAAATTTATCAATCACATCAGATACAGTCATCATATCAATTTTACCAACCCAATTACCTTCAGAAATATATCGTACATCGGGAGCTTTATGGTAAAAAGTTAAAACAGGATTCCATATTTCAATATTATAATCATCTTCCATCATATGAAAATGCCAAAATTCTCTATCTGAAATTAACATGTCTCTAAAACCTCTTTCTTCAAGTTCTTCCATATTAAATCTTCCAGCGTCTGCTTCTTGTTGATGTTGAGCCCATTCTTCAATAACACTTACATATTCTTTTGCAAAAAATTCCTGAATTTGGGGAAGAGTTTTAATATTGTCTTCAGACATTTGTTCTTGCATCTGCTTTTGAAATTCAGGATCTGAAGGGTCACCTTGTTCCATCATTGATGCAAGCATTTCTTGTTGAGCTTTTCCTACTAAATGTTCTTCAACCATAGATCTCCTATATTCCATCATCTCATTATAGGATGTATCATCTACTGCCTTAAATGTAACTTTAGTATTTCTTTTAGCAAATTCTGCAACTAGTGTATTAATAACATTAGGAATAATAGGATAAAATTTTAATTCAAGTGCACTTGATTCATCATCCATCAATGTATTTATGATATCTGTATATTCATTATCTTCTTCTACAACATAATCTGTTTTATCAATTATACCATTAGCTAATTTATAATTTTTAAGTAATCTTCTTGAATTTCTTTTTAATTGTTGAACACCTTGCCATTCAAACCAATCCATATTCCAAGAAACCCATTCTTCATCTTTATCTTTTAGTGATAAAAATTGAACAGGTTGAGTGATTGTACCCATTTTATTATAATCAGCTTTTTTGCCTTTTTTTAAATCTAAAGCATTTAATACTTGCATATCTTATTTATTAACGAAGATTTTTATATGGATTTCTTGATTTTTTAAATTTACTCTGTTTAGTATTTTTAGTTCCAATATTACGAAAGGGACTACTGTTTAATTTAAACAAATTTTGTGAGTTTTCCAAGTTTTTATTATTATCATCTTCTTTTCTTTTTTTATATCCTCTATTTGATTGTTGAACTCTAGCAAAAGCAATCAATGCAGCAAAACTTACTAAACGGTCAACATTTAAGCCCTCATAATATGCAGACATTTCTTTTACTAACATTATATCAGGAACTCTTTCAACACCAAATATAGTATTAATTACATTTCCTGATTCATCATATTCATGATCAATTTCTTCTTTTAAATATTCAATAGCATAACTTATAAGATGAGATTTAAATAATGTTCCCGTATTTTTCCACCCATAATCTGAATAAACAGCTTTATTAGAACCTAAATCTTTTAAAAATAATACTTGACTTTTTGGAATTAAATATTTTTGTTTTCTTTTAGAAATCATATATTGAATAAATAAAGAAATATTATTTTCAACTAAAGTCCAAGCATTATAATATTCAATAATTAATAAAAGTCTTTCATGTGTTTTATTAATATCATCAAATCTTCCACACCATGTAGCTACTATACCATCCCTTTCTATTATAACTTCAGCATCTCCGTTTTCATTTTGTCTTGTTATTTCTAATGGATTTTTATAAACAATAATAGAACATAATGATTCTGATGTTGTAGTCTTACCTTCACCCACAGGATCAATAGAAGCATAATAAGTTCCCCATTCAGGATTTTTCATAGGTGGTTCATATTGAATCACACATCCTTCTTTATTTTTTGTTTTCTTATTTATTGGAAAATCCATTATTGGTGAAAATTTTGCACTTTCACTTTTTATTTTACCATCATCATCTCTATATAAATCTATATATTCATAAGGATATTCTTTTTCTTCAATTCTTCTCATTTGAGCATTGAGTAAATAAATAGGAAAAATTGAAGCTTTTCTAAAAGCAAATGCTTCTGCAATATTTTTTGGTTTTTGTGATATACGTAATTGATATTTATCTGGAGCTAAATTTTCTTTCCATTCCACTCTTTGTCTATCAATGGCAATTACTGCTTCTTCAACTAAAGAATTTCCATATTTATCTATATGAGGAGGCATTGACCATTGTTCTGGTAAAAATAAACCATGCTTTCCTATTGTCCCTTTATCATCTAAAAGATTTGTTTCAACTGAATAAAAATCATTTTCTTCAGGATACATAACAAACTCTCTTAAAGGTTCACACTGATCTAAATCACCTACAGAACCTGCAATAATAAACATACCTGTTGTTATCATCCCTGAATGTAATGCAGGTCTCATATATTCATAAGTTTTATCTGCTTTTGAAGCAATACCACCTTCTTCATGAAAAAAGTATCTACATGGACCACCAACACCAGTTGTTGCATTTTTTTCAAAAGACATTCCTGATATAGTACTTTTTAATCCTTTACTAATGTCTCTACCATTAATTGTAACTTGAATTTTTTGTTCCCAATCTAAAACTTTTTGAGGATTATGTGCTCTAACCCATGCAGTATGCTCATTAAGAAAATCTGAATATTCTTGAATCATTTTCCATGATCCTTTTTCATTTATATAATCCTTTAATGATGCTCCCATTTTTAATTTAGCTCCTTCTTCAAACCAATATTGATTTATAAGTTTTGCACAATGATAATATGAAGATGCAATTTGTCGTTTTTTTAGAATTACAGAATGTTTATTATTTAATTCAGCTAATGTTTCATATAAAGACATATAATATTGAACATCCCATACTAATGGGAAATCATATATATTTTTTTCTTTATCAAAAATTGGTAAAAAATTTAACCACATATAATAATCTCTTGATAAAAACCAAGATTTATTATTGTTTTTATATATTACACCTATTCTACATTTATGTTTTTGCTCATCCCAATATTTTCTAAAATCTTTACTTCTAAAAGGTGCTTTACAATAATATCCTTTTTCTTTATAATGCTGGGCTTGTTCATTAAATTTATGAATATATTCATCAAATTCACATTCTCCTGGTTCTTTAAATATAGATAGCAAAAAATCAATAAATTTATTTTGAGTTTCAAACTCAGTTTCAGTCCATTGATCTTTTTCAAATGTTGGTATTTTTATTGGATAGTTTTCTTCTCTAAACATTCTTTTTTACTTTTTTCTAAAAGTCGTACTTTATACATTAAAGTATTAATATCACCTGATCTTAAAAATTTATCTGAAGATTTATTCCAATATTCTCTATAATTATCTCTTGGAATAGCATACCATAATTGTGTATGATGGTTGAAATGAAATATATAATTATATAATTCTTTATTGGTCATAAGCTAATCCTTTTCCACCTCTTACACGAGATGATTGTTCATCTTGTAAATCTCTAAAGGCTCCTTTATAAGATTGTCTTATACTATCAAAATCTTTTGCTACTGCTCTAATTTGAGATATATTTCCATCTCTTCCATCAGTAATTGAAGTATTTGCCATATAAATTGCTATGTTATCTAAAGCTTTTTTAATACCCATATATGCCCTAGAAGTAGGTGTTTCATATAACTTCTCACATTTGTCTAATGCTAATCTTATTAATGGATCTTCAGTTGAAAACTCTATATCAATATCTTCTAATATTAATTCTTCTTTATCAGTTTCTATAACATTAAAATATGGATTAGTATCTGGATTTGGGCATGTCATATAAAATAAATAAGAATATACTTTCAAATATTCTTCATTTTCTGAATATTCATCCATTATATCTTTTAACCATTTAATGGTATAACAATGTTCTGTTGGAACCAGTTTGTCATTTTCTATATCAAATAATTTAGTTATCATATTGTTTTTAAATATTTAATTATACCAACTACTTCTTTTTTTAAGTATGGTAATTCATACTTCTTTACATTTTTTACAATAGGATCTCCATTTTCTTGATATTTAGTAATGGGATATCCATATTCATTTTCTCCTTCTTTTTCAAATATTACATGTTGTAATATTAATTTACCTGGTTTTAACTTTGGATTATGTTTTATTACAATATACATATATAAACTTAATTGAAGGTTATAATGTTTCAAATTACAATCTTCTATATGTGATACTGGTCCACTTAACATTTTAGGAATACCTTCCCAATTTTTCCATGAATTTTTTTTTATTTCTTTATTTGTTTTATAATCAGTAATATTAATTTTATTTCCTATAATTTCTACATAATCTGCTTGTCCACATATTCCAGCAGATTTTAAATAAACAAAATGTTCAGGATAAATACCAGGAATTAACTTTTGATCAGGTGCATATTTTAATCCATCTATTATTTTAGGTGGAATTATTGGTAATGCTTGTCCATCAATTGTTAAGGTATCTAAATCTATTAGATCAGTTTCTCTTTGATTATGATAAAATGTTCCAAGAGACATTGCTCTATTGGATTCATCATTCCATATTTCTAATATTTTTTTAGGTGCTATTTTATACCATTTAGATCTTTTATTTTTAGAAGATTTAAGTGATATTGCATCTGCATCAAATGGTTCTTTAAACTTAGATATAATAGCTGTTACACTAGTCCAATTTATTTCTTCATTTGGATCTATACTTTTATATAAATGACCTTTTTCTTCAAATATTAAACTCATAATGATTCATTTAATTGATCTTCTTCTTCTTCATTTAAAACTGCATCCCATCTATTATCATCACATGCAGCAGATAATGCTCTAGTTTTTAAAGAAAGATCACAACCACATAAAGAACAGCATGGTTGTGTACCTTTCAAATAACATTTATCTCCATTCTTATTAATATGAGGACATTTGTCACATATATTTTGTCTTTCTTTAGCAATTAATTCAACATCTTCTTTTTTAAAAATTTTATTTTTAATTCCTTCAAGAATCTGATTCTTTGCTTTCCATATTTTTATCATTGATGTATTCTTCACGTTTAATTTTTATTTCTTCTTTTCTTTTTTCTTCTAATAATATCTCTTTTTTTACAGATTCTAATCTTTCTAATTTTTCTTTTATAGAATTTAAAATAGCATGCCTTTGAAGAGTCATATATTTAAAATTATTTTTACTTAAATTTTCAATATGATTATTATATTTTTCAATCAATGAATCTAATTTCCATTTTTTAACTTTAAAAGTACCTAAACTATTTATTTTTAATGAAGCATGCTCTGCATTATTAATTGAATTTCTAACTTGATTCCAATAAAAACCAATTATGTCGTCTACTAATGATTCAGAAAGATTTAATTCTTGAGAAGTTTTTGTAATAATAGAATTAATCTTTTTGGGGTTCATATTCTTTTCTTAATAATTTTACATTAATAAATATATTCCCTGAAGTTTGTAATTTCATATTTGGAGTAACATATATTTTTTTTCTTCCTTTTCCATTCTTAACAATTAAATTTTTATTTTCAATTCTATTTATTGAATTTCTAACACATTGAGGACTTTTAAATATTTCTTTTTCATGATTTAAATCTGAATCTCTATCTTTTTGTTCATCATTGCAAGCAGCATTACAAAAAGAAGTTAATTCAGATTCACCATTTAAAGCTAAAAGTGTTAAACATTCTAAATCTGATTCAGGAATTATAATATCATTAAAATAACAATATAACAAAATTTGAAATCTTATTATCTGCCATAATTTTAATTCTCCTTTTTTTTCAACTTGATTTATTATCATTCTATATCTTTTGATTCTATCAAAGTATAAGTAAATTTATTTCCCCATATTTTTTTTGATTTTCTAACAATATTCATAAATTGTTTAAAATCTAAAGGATCAGCAAATACTTGACACCCTGCAGAGTATTTATTAATTTTTGTAGTAGTATCATAAGCAGAACTTCTATGTATATTAATTCCAAAATATCCAGTTTGTTCTGTTTCAGGATCTAAATCATATATATCATCTTCATTTCCATCTCTATATACTTCAACTGAACCATTTCTTTGACATAATGCATAATATTTATTTCTATGTTTATCAATAGAATATACTGAACGATACTGATTAGGAACAAGAATGGCACATCCATTTTTATTCATAGGATGATCCATCCAATATTTTCCTGGGTCTGTGGTGGAAGCCCATTGATGATAAAACCATGGACCAGTATCTTTCTTTTTAAATGAAATTGTAATAAGATCATCATAATGATTTGTAACTCTATTACAAGTATCTGAGTTTCTTATACCAACAATATTTACATTATAATCTCCATTTGTAAAATATGCGTAACCTTTTGATAATACAGCAGCTTTTACTTGTTCGTTAGTAAAATCCATATCATGCTTTTTTAAGAGTTCTTTTACTTTTAACTTTAGGTTTTTCTTGTACAGGATTTTCAGGAGTTAACATTGGTTCTTCCATATCTGGTGGAGGGGCCATTATTTGTGCCATTTGTAATTGACCTAAAATTCTTTCATTTTTAGCCTTTTCAATTTTTGTAATAAGCTCTTCGTAATCTGCTTTAACTTGAAGATGAGGTATTTCTTCATTGTAATATTCTGTAATCTCATCTCTACGTTGTTTCATTTCCTCAATAGACATTTGAGGATCTTGATTTTCATTAATATCTTCTGACATTTTTTTGGTTTTAAAAATTTGTAATAAGTAAATATACTTATAAAGTTTAAACTTTACAAATTTTTAAATTTAAAATGTGTAAGAAATTATAAATGTATATTTTTACTTTTATACGTTAATCTTGCAAATTCATAATTAAGAAATAATTCTTCATTTGCTTTAATATTTTGTTTAGTATAAAAATCTAATGTTCTCTTTTCTTTATTAAACTTTATTGTAACAGTATTATCTTTTCTAGAATTATATATTGCACCATAACCGTGTGGTATTATCACCTCATCTTTACTTATTGTAAAGCTATTACAACCAATTCCTGGGATAGTTTTAATCTTTTTAAACTCTTCTTTAGAAAGAAATAAACCATGACATTCCTCTAATAAAGTATCTTTTGGAATATCATTAATAGCAAATACACCCCATCCATGAAGTATACTTTTTCTTATTTCAATGTTTGGATTTTTTTCTAAGATCATAAACCAGCCCCATCTTGATGGAAAACACCTTCTATTATTAAAGTATATGGAGTAACAAACATATTATCCATACCAGCAGGATTAGTAGTATAAGCAATATTCATGAGAATTAAATCATTTTCATAATAATTTGATATATCAACTTCACACATTTCTATT